CTCGGCATCACCGAGATTCGTATGCAGCGCATGATTCTATCCTTGGCTAACTCCGGGGATCTGCTGAACCGTACCATTGAGACCGCAAACAAAGCTTGGGAAGAGAATACTGCTCTTGTTACCGAAGCTGAGCTACGTTATGGCACAACTGAAAGCCAGCTAACGCTCATGCAGAACGCCTATAACAACTTGAAAATCGTCATAGGCGATCAGTTCACTCCCGAGCTGCGCAAGCTCTATGCGCTGCAGACCGATGTGCTAAAAACGGTTACGGACTATCTCGAACAGAACCCAGAACTCATCAAGGCGGTTACTGCTTTTGTCGGTGTGATTGGAATAGCCGTTGGAGGACTCACGGGGTATGTGGCTATCACAAAGCTGGCGACAGTAGTGTCCATGGCGTTCGCGACCGCCATCCCTGGAGTCAAGGTAATCATAGGTGTGGCGGCGGCCATCGCCGGGTTGACCGCTGGAATTGTTGCTCTGAACGAAGCAAGCAATAAGTATGTAGACGAATCCTGGTCACTCACCGCTGCATCTAGGATGCAGTACCAGAGAATTCAGGAACTCACTGCGGAATATGAAAAAGCCGTTGAGACATACGGTGAAACTTCGTATGAAGCTCAGTCTCTAAAGTGGAAACTCGAGGAGCTCACTACAGAGTATGAACTCAGCAAGCAGAAGCTTGTCGAGTATAAGGCTGCCCATGAAGCGCTCGTCAAAAGCTATGTTGAGATGACCGAATCGCATGCGAAGGCTACTGAAGAGATCGAGAAAGAGCAGCTGAGCACTCTGGCCTTGATTGCGAAGCTCGAAGAGCTTACGGCAACGACAGACAGCGCTACTGAAAATCAGCAGGCTATCCTGGGTGTGATTAAGGCACTCAACCGGCAAATGCCGGAGCTCGCTTTGAACTATGAAGATGTAACCCAATCATCCAAAGGATACATTGAGTCCTTGAAGGCCATGGCTCAAGCCCAGGCTGAGCAGGCAAGGCTGGAAGCACAGTGGGCCGAGTACATCGATCGTGTAGGACAGCAAGAATCTCTTAGAGCGGCGAAAGAAGCTGCGGAGCTAAATGCCCAGCTCGCTCAAGAAGAGTACGACCTTGCGCTCAAGGCTTACAACGAAGCTCGTGACTTGTACAAGTGGGATCCCACGGGTGTTAGTGGATGGTTCGGCACTCGTGATGAGGCAAAAGTCCTTAATGTGGCCAAGGAACAGCTGGAGCTCTACAATTCCGTGCTGGAAGAGACTACGCTGCTCTATGAGGAAAACAGCGCTGCAATAGCCGAGCTTGAAGAAGCATTCAATGCCTATCAGAAGTCCCAGAAAGAAGGCATTGCAACTGGGGAGAACCTGGCCGAGGTCATCAACGATGTCCGAGCCAGGATGAAAGAACTGGCCACAGCCTATCAGGAAGCTTACGATGCTGCCATGGAAAGCATATCCGGGCAGTACAAACTGTGGGATGAAGCGGCCGAGGTTGTTGCCAAGTCAGCCGGCGAGATCAACTATGCGCTGGCAACCCAGGCTCAGTATTGGGCAGACTATCGCACTAACCTGGAAAGCCTGACGGCGCGAAGCGAAGACATCGAAGGCCTGTCGGAGCTGTTGGCCACGTTTGCGGATGGTAGTGAAGAGAGTGTCAATGTCATTGCCGGTTTGGCCATGGCGACCGATTCTGAACTACGGGCTATGGTTGCAAACTGGCAGGCCGTCAAAGCTGAACAGGAGATCGTTGCTCAGAGTTTGGCTCAACTCCAGACTGATTTTGCTGCTGCTATGAGTGCGCTCCAGCAGGAGTTGGAGACAGTCATCGGTGAGATGAACCTGACAGAAGAAGCTGCCGAGAGCGGGAAGAACACCATCGAAGGCTTCATACAAGGATCCGAGGACATGCTCCCAGCAGTCCGTGAGGCCTACGAAAGAATCGCCAAAGCAGCCATTGCTGCGATCGATGCACAGCTTCAAATCGAAAGTCCGTCCCGAGTGTTTGCTGAGCGTGGTAGGTTAGCCATGAGTGGTTTCGTGGACGGGGTTTCTTCCATGGAATCTGAGGTTCTGAAAACCTTGTCGCAAATTGCGGCAGATGGTGTTGGAGCGCTTTCGGTAGAGGCTGAGGTGAGTCAAGAAGCGTCTTATCCGGAGCGGGTTTCGCTTGATGCGGTGATGCCGGCAGGCATAACTGAAATACCTCGAACCTGGGTTGAGTCTCAGGCCAAATTGGCCAGCCTTGTGGAACGCGAGGCACACATCGAAAACATGTCGGAGTTCCTGGCCTCGCTTGCGGACAGTGGCCGGAGTAGCTTTAATGTCATTGCTGGCTTATCGGTGGTCTCTGAAGAACTGGGATCGGTTTTGTCAAATTGGCGAGCAATCCAGACTAACCAAGAGATGGTCGTGGCAGATTGGGCCAGACTGGGTACGGACGTCAAGAGTGTCATAGAGGCAGTGCGAGCAGAGGGGATTGGTGGAAGCGACGCCGTATTTGCGGCGATGGCTACACCTGTCACACAGGAGACTGGCGTAGTTGCTCGCAACGATGCGCTGCGTCCAATTCAGGTGGTCTCGGCACAGACCGCGCCAGCAACGAGTGGGGTAAGGATCCCTCCCATTCAGATTACCTACAACATCACGGGCGTAAGCAATGTCGAAGAGCTAGAGGATGCGCTACGTACGAGGGATGTTGAGCTGAAACGCACACTGATGGATATCCTTGAAGAAATCCAGATAGAAAGAGAAAGGGGGGCTTACGTATGAGCAGGACATACGTCACCAGGCAAGGCGATATGTGGGACAGCATAGCTCACGCTCAGTTGGGCGATGTGTCCTATGCCGATAAACTGATGAATGCTAACGTGGCCCTCCTTGGCTACTACATTTTTCCCTCCGGAATTGAACTGGTGCTTCCGGACGTTGTGCACCCGAAGGCCACTGATGCTGTTCCCCCATGGAAGCGGGTGAAAGGATGAGCGACAAGAATTTGGCCAGACGTACTGAGATACAAGTGTTCCTTGGAGGCGTTGATGTTACTAAGCCCCTACAGAAAAACCTGCTTTCCCTTACGTATAAGGACAATGAGGACGATGAATCTGACATGATTGAGATCCAACTCGAGGATCGGGATGGGGTTTGGTTGACCCAATGGCTTGCAGATTCCACCGAGGAGTCGGGCGAGCCCGCGTCGGTTCCAGAGACTGTGTTCAAGGTAACGGCACCAAGCGGCATAAATGTGCGCAGCGGCCCCGGAGCAGATTATGCCAGAGTGGGAAGTCTTTCCTACGGTAGTGAGGTTGAGGTAGAAAGCATGTCAAATGGCTGGGCTAGGATTTCCTACGGTGGGTCTGAGGCGTATGTCAACGCTTCATACATCGCTGAAGCAGAACCGGAAGCAACCGTTATGACAGAGCAGGAGACGCTAGGACTGAAGATCCAGGCGTCTATCATCCGAAGGAACTGGAATGATGATGGATCAGACAAGATATTGGATTGTGGAGAATTTGAACTTGATGATGTGGATACCAGTGGTCCTCCATCTGTTGTAACGATCAAAGGAGTGGCACTCCCGTTCAATTCGCAGATCCGCCAGGTCAGGAAAAACAAGGCCTGGGAATCCTATAGCCTGTCCGGAATTGCTAACGAGATGGCTTCGTTGAATGGTATGGCCTGCATGTATGAGTCGTCATACGATCCGCACTACGAGAGGGTCGAGCAGCTTGCCACGTCGGACATTGAGTTTCTGTCCAACCTTTGCCATGAAGCCGGGATATCCCTTAAGGTCACAAACAACATGCTAGTCCTGTTCGACCAAAGGGAGTATGAATCCAAACCGGAGCTCCTGACCATTACAAAAGACGACAAGTCGTATAAGAGTTACAAGATGAGGATTGGAAGGGCGAATAAGCAGTTCACCAGCTGTCGTGTAAGGTATATCAACCCCGAAACCGGCCAACTCATTCAAGCCTATGCCTACACTCCAAACTACCGGAAGAACAACAAGAGCAATCAACAACTAGAAATTAAGGCCAGGGTCAGCAGCTATGCGGAGGCCAAGGCGCGGGCCGAGAAGGAATTGCGGCTGCACAATAAAAGGGAGCGCACGGTAATGTTCATGCTGGAAGGTAATCCAGATCTGGTGGCGGGTGTAACTGTCAAGCTCTCAGGCTGGGGCCTGTGGGATGGCAAGTACATCATAAACTCCGCTACGCACATCGTGGGCACCAAGGGTTATATGACGCAGATTTGGTTGCGCCGTGTATTGGAGGGGTACTGATGTATTCAGACATTCTTGGCGGCCTGGTGAGGATTGGAAGAGTTAGTTCTGTGGACAAGGAGAAACGCACTGCCAGGGTCATTTTTGAAGATCATGATGACCTGGTTTCTGGAGAGCTAAAGGTGCTGCAAAACCACCCGACCATCGCTGTCACCAAGAAGGTCGATGGTGATAAGTGGGACTACGAGGCGCAGTATGCCACGTATCCCAGGGACTTGGGGCTCGGTGAGAGCTACAAGAAATCAATACCGGACAATATCAAGCTGGAGAAAGAAATTGAGTATTACAAGACGGAAACGGATCCAAGCTGCACCTATACCGGCCTTCTGGAGAAGAAAAAACACGAGACGATCATCGAAGTGCACCCATGGCTGCCTTACATCGGGCAGCTTGTGGTATGTCTCTATCTGCCGATTTGGAACGGCGATGGGTTTGTATTGGGGGGACTGTGATGGCACAAGTGGGAGCCCTTGGGGACATCGTTTTCCAGGTGTCCGCAGATGCAATCAAGACTATAGACAACGTAGTGTGGTCAGGCTCTGCTCGATATGCTGAACACAAGAGGCACTTGGGCAATACAGTAGTGGAGTTCACCGGGTCCGAGGCAGACACCCTCTCATTTGACATGGTGCTCTCTCTGTATCTGGGCGTTGATCCTATGGAGGACATTCAAAAGATAAAGGCATACGAACGGGCCGGTACAGCTCTTCCCCTTGTACTCGGTGAACGAAGTATCGGGTCTTATAAGTGGGTGATCAAGAGCCACAAAGTGCAAATGGAGACGTTTGACGGCCACGGCAATGTGACCGGGGCGACAGTGAGTGTTGAGTTACTAGAGTATGCGAAATCGAGGTGAGGTGGTGCATGAGCTATTTTGTCAGTTCAAGAGACCTGAGCAAGATCACTCTCAATGAGACCGATCCTGTCAAGTCCGTGTTGCAGAATATCAGGATGATTCTCACGACCAGGCAGCTCACTGTACCCCTCTATCGTAGCTTTGGACTTCCCATGAAGTTCTTGGACAGGCCGCTTGCGGCCGCCAAACTACTTCTCAAAACAGAAATTCTTGAAGCCATCTCGGAGTATGAACCTCGCGCAGATGTGGTGGACGTGAAGGTTGACATGGATCCGGATGTGCCGGGCAAAATGCACGCTACAGTGGAGGTGAGGATACGGGATGAGTAGGAACAGCACCTATCAGTTTGTTAGCACAGACACCGCAGCGCTCGTTTCCCAGCTCATTGCCTCCTACGAGCAAATGACAGGGGTTACGGTAAGGCCGGCCAGCCCGGAGAGACTCTTCATCACTTGGGTGGCTAGCGTCATTGTACAAGAGCGGGCGCTAAACAACTATACAGGCAACCAGAATATTCCCTCTAGAGCAACCGGTGCAGACCTGGACGCTCTGGGGGAATTGTTTTACAGCCAGGTGAGGCCACAGGCCCAGCCCGCAATTACCACCATGAGGTTCTATATTTCAGAACCGCAGCCAAATGCCATCCTGGTTCCCTTCGGAACCAGAGTGACAGACAAAGAGGGTACGCTCGTATGGGAGACTATCGCTGATGCATTTATTCCCATCGGAGAGACATATGTTGATGTCATTGTTCAGTGCCAAGAGCCGGGAGTGATTGGCAACGGGTACACGCCAGGGCAGATTGATGTTCTTGTGGATGTGTTTCCTTACTACGAGCGTTGTGAAAACTTGACCGAGAGCGAGAATGGAGCGGACGCTGCCACAGATGATGAGTATTACGAACTCATGCGTGCCAGCATGGACGCTTTTTC